CTGGGGGGGGGTATCCCTCGAGACGTTACGTTAGTTGACGTAATGGCGACAGCTGTGCTAGCTGCCGCACTCGAGCCATTGGCCGGCGGCAGCCAACTAACATAGCTGCTAACCCAATTGCAAGCACATACCTGGATTCGGGGTGCTGGTTGTGATCCGGGGTGCGCGGTGCCCGCGACTTGCACACCCTACGCACTCTGCCCACCTATGGCTACGCACTTGTGCTATAGTCCTCGGTATGGAACTGACGCACGACGAACTTGCCGCACTCGACACCCGTCTCGGGGTTACCGTCTATGACGGACCCTCGCAGATTGACGGACAGCCGATCATCGCTGTCATCACCCTCAAGTCGCGGAATCCCAAAACGGGCGCAATGGCGCAATTGTGGATCCTGCGAAAGGACATCACCCCGTCCCAAGCGATTCGGCAGGGCAAGGATCGCAGTATCTGCGGTTCGTGCCCGCTGTCGGGCAATGGGACGGCACCGCGAGTCTGCTACGTGAACCTCATGGGGCCGGAAGGCGTATTCTCCCGGTTCCACAAGGGACGTTACCCCGTCGTCACGGCTGACCGGTTGGCCCGTCTACTGACCGGGCGCAAACTGCGGCACGGTGCCTACGGTGACCCGGCGGCACTGCCCTTCGACGTGATCGCGAACCTCAGTGCCCTTGTGGACGGTTGGACGGGGTATACGCACCAATTCGACACCGCAGACTCCCGGTTCTCGGCCTACCTCATGGCGTCAGCCGACAATGACGCACGGCGGGCACTCGCGCACTCACTCGGCTACCGCACGTTCACGGTTCGCCCTCTCGGCTCAGTGCCCGCACAAGGCGAGATTTTCTGCCCTGCCACACCCGAGGGCGGGCACCGCACGAAGTGCATTACGTGCGGATTGTGCAATGGGAAAACGGGCACCGCTGACCGTCGGAAGGACATTGCGATCCTTGCCCACGGTGCCGCTAAGAAACGGTTCCGCACGATTGCCCTGCAGGTGGTGGCGTAGTGGCGGCACTCATCGGCGCACTCGCGTTCGTCTCACTCATTGGCTACGCACTCTCGGGCACTCCCGTGCCCGCAGAGTGCGAACACAAACGGCGGGCCGCACGGCGGGCACGGGTGCGAGAACTGCGGCACTACATCAGCGGGGGGAACTGACCATGCGACAGCGAACTGACGGCACTTGGACGAACACAACACCCGAATGGGATCAGGCTTGGTATTGGCCCGTGGGCACTCGCGTGAGTGTTCGCCCGGAGTGCTTCGCCCGGAGCGTTCGCCCGACGGCTGACGAAGTGGGCACGGTCACGCAGGCGAACACGGTATCGGTGCGGGTGAAGTGGGATTCGGGACGCACCACGGGCCTTGTGCCCGTGGACATGCTGCGGAGGGTGCAATGAGCCGAGACGGGTTCGTCTGGACGCGGATCCCTGAGAACCGACGGGCCAAACGCGGCTATCGGTTGGTGTTCTTTCAAGGCGGGTCCATGCATGAGGAGTTCGTGCCGTGGACGCACTATGACCTTGCCTGCGACTACCTCACGCGGGCCGGGTTGGCCCTTAACGATGTCGGCGAAGTGCTTGTGAACTTCACCGAGGACGAACTGCGCGAGGACGAACGGGGGGCACTGTGATCTCTCAGGCACTCATGGACGCACTCGCGAACGCACGGCGGCTACTCGCGAACGAACGCTCGGCGGTGCAAAAGTGCATCGCCCTCGGCTACTCCGAGGACACGTTCGATCTACGGTTCGCCCGGTCAGAGGTAAAGCACTTCGAAGCACTGGTGGCACGTTTGGAGAGACGAGCGGGGGGTGAAAAGTGAAAACCAGCCTATCGGCGGCGGTGTGGATTGTGACAATGCGGAACCTGTCGGTGTGCAAGGGCGGCACCGTCCTCGGTGTGTTCCGTTCGAAGGCGGCAGCAGAGGCACGGGCGCAGGTTGCGCGGGACGTGAACCTCGGAGTGATCGATGTCGAGTGCTGCCCACTGGAGGGCGACGACGTGCCGGTCATCACGGTGCCGAGGGATGCGGCTGTCGAGGCGTGCCCGTTCTGTGGCGCGGCTGACGGGTGGCGGGAAATAGAACTGCGCGGGCACTCGGCAGACGTTTGGTGCGGGCACTGCGGCGGCATCCTGCAGGCGGGCTAGTCAACTACTCACAAGGTTGGAGGATACGAACATGCGATACACGACGATCACGAAGCAGGACGCACGGCGCATCAATGAGGAACTGACGGCACTGCTCAAGCCGTGGGCAGTGGCGCACGGGCTGGACTTGCGCCTCGGTGGCGGCACGTTCGACAGCATGTCATTTAAGCCACGGTTGGAACTGACCGTGGCCGCGAACGCCGACGGCAAGAGCAAGGCGCAGGCCGAGTTCGAACAGTACGCCACCATGCTGGGCCTCGCCCCATCGGACTACGGCAAGACGATCCGCGACGGTCAGCGCACCTACACCGTCGTGGGCCTGACCATGCGTCGTGGGCGCGGGCGGGCCATGGTCGCACTGACACGCGACGACGGACGGCAAGGGTTCAGGATGCCGCTGTCCATCGCGCAGGCGCGGCTGGGGCACTTCACGGGCGTTGCCGATCAGTTCCACCAAGGCACTGCCCCGCCCAAAGACCCGACGAAGTAGCGTCCTGCGCCGCTACCGCCCCACGACCGGCCAAAGGTCGTGGGGCGCATGGGGCGCAGTGAAGCACTCCGCACGGCGGGCGAGGATGGGCCTCGCACCGTCAGCATAGCAAGGGGCACGGCAATGAAACAGACGAAGTACGGACGGGCGGCGGCATTCTGGGGCGACGTGGCGGTGTCGCACCTTCACCACTGGCGGCTGATGCTGGAGCTCGGGCGCTACGACGAGGCAGAGCACTCGGCGACCCGCGCCAGGTTTGCGGCAATTTACGCGGCGACGTGCGTGCGGGTCGGAGGTGTTCTGTGAAGCGGATCGAGAACATCGCCGTCGTGCGATTCGGCAACGAGTGGTGGGTGGTGGGCAACACGAAGGGCAAGACGATGACCCGCGAGGCGGCCGAGGCGGCACTCGTGCAGCGGTTCCCGTTCGACGGCCCGCCGACGAAGGGGAACCCGCAAGCGGTCGCAACACTGGCGGCGGCGCGATCGTTCGCCCGCTGCTACTTCAAGAACGGAGGTGGACTGTGAGTTGGCAGGACGAGTTTGGTGCGGGCTATGGGGTGCCGTCAGTGCTCACGAATCACCCGCGACTAGAGGATACGTCGTGGCACAACGATGTCTGTCCATCGTTCACCACGCCCGCCCTCTACAGCAGCGAGGGCGACACGCGGCTCTGGGTGGAACACGAGGACGAGGCGATGCGCGAGTACGAGACGCCGCGCTACCGCGTCTGCACGAGCGAGGGCGACATCCTGTTCGAACACGAGACGGATGTCGAGGGCGCACTGGCGGCACTGTTCGCCGTGCCCGTGCCGGTCGATCCGCGCGTCGTGGCCCTGCTCGGCGAACTGTCGCGCGTGCTGGCGCTCTACAACACCGGGCAGGCGCACTCGGCCGAAGCACTGCACGCCGTGAAGGGTGCGATGCACCGATTCGACACCGACGGCATTTACCTCGCCACCGAAGGAGGTGGACTGTGAGAGCACCGAGCGTTCACCTGAACGGCACGTCACAAGAACGTCTCCTCGACGCCGCACTGGAGGCGGTCCTGCAGATCGAGAACGCCCGCGTAGCACTGCGACTCGTCGCCCCGAATGGACGCGACTACTACCCGCAGGGCAACGGGGCCCTGCGCGAGGCGGAAGAGGACTACGCACGCATGGACAAGGCGCTCGCGAACATCGAGCACGAACTGAGGACGCTGGCCGCGCACATCGACAAGGACAGGAGAGGTGGACTGTGAGAACGAACAACGAACGCGAACAGGACGCACTGGTTGTCGGCGAAGCGGTGCGGGCGCACGAGGCTCCGTCATTGATCTATGTCGGCACGGTCGAGGAGGTGTGCCGTCACACCTTCGAAGACGGCGAGACGCGGATCCTCGGCTATCGCGTCCGTATGACGGGCAGTCTCCGCAGGGGGGAGCAGAAGTTCTTCACCCGGATGGATCTGTTCCGCCCGACGGAACTGGAACTGCGCGAACTGAAGGAGGAGGTGCAGACCGACATCACCCGCGCCCAGTGGCTGCTGGAGGAACTGACCGAGGAACTGCTCACGCTCGGCGACGGTTCGCGCACGAACTGCCCCGGCTGCGGCGAGGCGTGGAACGTGGACGACTCTGATGCGAAGCACCCCGACGAGTACTGCTCCGAGGGCTGCGAGTTCTCTGACCGGCAAGCGATGGACTCAAGGGGGTAGTGATGACGATCAAGCAACTGGACGACGTGGTCCGACGCACGGTGTCGGTGATGGAAGAGCAGCGGGACGACAACGGCGAACTGATCGCCGACGCGAACCACGAACTCTACGCAGACCTGAAGGAGGTCTGCGTAGCGACGGCACCGGACGGATTCCTGGCGCGGGTGGAATCGTTCGTGACGACGGTCGCGGGCTACACCGACGAACACTCGCCCGAAGACCGCGACATCTTGTCGGCGCTGATCGCCGAGGCGAAGCAGCTCGAGCTGCTCCTCCTCCGCAACAACGAGCGGTCGTGATAGAGTTCCCTACGCAGTTCTGGAGGGTAAGCAGTATGGGTGTGATCAACGTGGAGATTGTCAGGCTCGACCACTTCACGGTCAGGTGGGCGAAGAGTGAAGACCCGACGACGTATGCGGGCATCGTGGCCGTGACCTCGCCGAAGGTGGCGAAGGCACTCAAGGAGGCACTGGAGGCGGGCAAGGCCCCGGCCTATGCCATCAAGGCGGCACTGACCCCGCCGGCCTTGAAGCGGCCGGGGTGGGCTGAGATCGGCGTGAAGTACGGAGCGGTCGGCGGCAAGAAGCGGGCGGCGAACATGTCACCCCGCAAGCGGAAGGCGGCGGCGCGGGCGGCGGCACTGGCCCGGTGGGGCAAGACGCCGAAGCAGGAAGAGGGTGGACAGTGAGCAAGCGAGGCAAATGGCAGCGGGTGGGCTACGTCGCCGTCGATTCGGGGCATCTCTGGATTAGTGATCCCGGTTATGTCCTCCACACCAGCGACCGCCCGCAGGCGCTCGGGGCCGACTGGGACGAGTTCGCGGAGAAACTGATCGCCGCTGACGGGGCGGTGCCGTTTCACTTCAACGACGGGCGTCCCGGCCTTGGTGTGGCGGTCGAGTCAGGTCTGGGCGACGGCGTCTACCCCGTCGAGGTTCACCGCTCCGCAGACGGCACGATCACGATGCTGACGATCACCTTTCTAAGCGGGGGCGAGTGATGACGAAACGACAGAAGCAGATCGAGGCACTCCGCGAGGAGATCTCTCGTCGCGAACGCGGACTGATCCGGCTACGGCGCGAGATGGTCGAGGCGACTGACGCGCACGACCAGCAGGCGCAGCGGCTGCAGGACAGCCTTGAGCAACTGCGGGCACTGACGAACGAACCGACGGTGGTCGAGCAACTGATGATGAGGACGAAGTGAAGACGAAGAAGAAGACCGCGCCGGCCACGAGACGCAAGGCGCTCGTGGCGGCGCTCCAGGCCGCGCCGAATCTCGCGCGGGCGAAGGCGACAGCGGTGGAACTGCTGAAGGAACGCGAACGCGAGGGGATGCACAAGGACGCCATGCCCACGAAGTCGCAGTTCGACAAGTTCTTCGAACACGTCGAGGTCCGCGAGGGCGGCTGCTGGGAGTGGACGGGGCGACTGACGAACGACGGGCTGCCGGTCTTCCCCGACTGCCCGGAGAACGTCAAGGACGACGCGACCGGCCTGATGCATGGCGCGAGGCTGCACCCGGTGCGCCGCACGGGCGAATCGAAGGACGCCTACGCGAAGCGGGACAAGAAGTTCGAACCCATGGCGAAGCGCACGGCGTTTGTGTGGTTCCGAGGCGTGCTGCTGCCCTACCCGCATTGGAAGATGACGCAGAGTTGCACGCACCGGGCCTGCGTGCAGCCCGCGCACTTGCGACAGGTGCGCGTGCAGGAACGCAAAGACGTGACGGTCACGACGGCGAACCTCGCCGAGGTCTTCGGCCACGTCGAGGTCACGCCGCACCTCGGCAGCAACTGCTGGTTGTGGACGGGCCTGACCAACTCGGCAGGCTATGCGGTCGCGAGTTTCTTCGGGCAACCGGTGCAGTCCATCGACCTACTGACGCAGGAGTGGTTCAGCACCTACGGCGACGGCGAGTCAGCCGTCACCCACCAGATTTATCACCGCTGCCTGCGGCGGCGGTGCGTCAACCCCGCGCACTTCGAACTGGTGCCCTACGGCACGCGGGCCGCGAAGGTCAAAGAGAGCGAAGAAGAAGCCACGAAGACTGGAGAGCAGAATGCCTAATCACGTCACCACCACGATGCGCGTCACCGGCCCGAAGGCCGCTGTCGCGACGTTTCGCACGCAGCACATTCGGCCCCACAAGGGCACTGACGGACTGACCCTCGACTTCAACACCGTGATCCCGGCCCCCGAGATCCTCACGGGCATCGAGGCCAGCAGCCGCGTCGAGATGGCAATGGAGAAACTGAGCGGACGGGAGTTCATCAAGCGGGCGCAGTGGAGCGACGAGCAGCGGGCGCGGTTCGCCGCCGCGATGGAGGAGTTGACGCCCGCAGAGCTCAGGATGGGCGAACAGGCACTGCAGGCCCTCGCCGAGACGGGGCACGCGACGTGGTACTCGTGGAACATCGCGCACTGGGGCACGAAGTGGAACGCGTACGACTTCAGCGTGGTCGAGGAGAAGCCGAGCACCGTCGAGAAGAACGCTGTCGAGTTCGTCTGCCGCTTCGACACCGCGTGGAGCACGCCGCATCCGGTGTTCGTGCAACTCGCCGCGATGCACCCCGACCTCGTGTTCTGGACCGACAGTTACGACGAGGGCGGCAACTTCGCCACGCACGGCGAGGGCACCGATGGCGTGTTCGATGAGTACGACCGGGACACGAACGCCGAGGCGTACGAGGCGGCGTACGGCCACACCCGCGACGAAGAGGTGGACGCGTGATCCACTTCACCTACAAGCAACCGCTCGTGGCGCTCTGCGGCGCACCCCTCGTGAACGAGCCGAGGGTCATCGACCTGGCCGTGATGAACATGCCGCCGATGCCGGAACCGGTCCTCGCCTTCTGCGCGACGTGCGAGGAGGAACGGGCGGCTGGGCGCTACTGCGAGAACGGCCACGTCTGGCGGCTCGACGCGATGCACGGCGAGCCGTGCCAGTGCCGGCGGATGGCGCTGCTCCGCGACGAAGACAACGACTGCATCACGGTGGTGACGGTGCGCGAGGACGAACTGGTTGGAGGAACCCATGGCAAAGCGACAGAGTAAGGTGCATTGGACGCGGACGCCGGAAGGCCGCGCGAAGATGTCGGCGGCGCAGACGAAGCGGTGGGAGAAGGTGCGGAACGGCCAGTCCCCGCCGAAGTTGGACGCGGAGACTAGGAAGCATCTCAAGCGGCTGCAGCGGGATCCCGCGCTGCACGCGGAACTCACGTCGCAGGCGCTGCAGAGTGGAGCGGTGCCGGTCTTCGGGCATCCTGACCCAGAGGACATGCCGCCGCCCGACCACGAAGACGCCGACATCGACGCGTACCTGTTGCGCGAACTGGCTCTCTACGGGGCCAGACAGAAGTTGAGCGTGCTGGATCTGGAACGCGCACGGTTGGAGTCGTTCATCAAGCGAGGCGGCAAGTGGTGAGAACCATGCTGACGGTCAAAGTGACCGAGGAGATCTTCTTTCTCATCGCCGCCCTCGCGCATCAGCCCTGCAGCCGCCGGCGTGGCAAGGCCGACTGTTTAGACGTGCAGGGCGGGGACGCGTTTACGAAGCGGCGGAAGTGCTGCCACGTCTGTCATGCGCGGCTGTTTCTCTGGGCACTGGAGCACCATCCCGAATGGATTGACCGCCGGTTGACAGCGCGGAGAAAAAAGGCGTCCTAAACGCCCCACCCCACCGGCTCGACATCCTCGATGGGCGGGGGACCGGGCAGGGACAGGTCACGTAGTCGCAGCAGCACGTCGAGTGAGCTCGTGCCGATCCAGACGACGCCCACGATGTCTGGTCGCGCACGAGCCAACTCCGCGCACCGCAGGACGTGCGCCACTTCTAGCTCGTCGTTCTCCACCAGCCCCACCCCGAGCACCAGCACGACGGCGTCGAGCGGGCAGTACTTCAGCCCGTCCTCGTATCGCGCCACGGCGCTGTCGAGCGTTTCCCCCGGCTCCAGGCCGCACTTCATCCACCACTGATCGCCGTGCGTCGTCACGGGCACCGCTGAGAGGTCGAAGACGGCGCTGTTCGTCCAGATGGCGAGCGGGCGACGGAGATCCCGCGCCGCCGGCCGGGAGGCCACGATGCGGTTCCAGAGCGAACCGTCGGGCCCCACCCCTTCCTCGCACCAGAGGGCGAGCACCCGCTCGCGCGGCACGTCCCCGACGTGTTCGTGGGTGACCACCATCGGGTTGGTGGCGGTCGTGTCGGCGAGCGCGAGATTGATGAGCAGCGCGACACTCATAGTTCCTCGATGGTAACCCCGTGGCACGCCTGCATCAGTTTGCATTTGATGCGGTACGCCGGCAGGCGGCGAGTCATCGCGGACTTGCAGTCGGCGACGACGCGGCGAGCGCCGTCCTGCCAGACGTAGTCGGCAATGTAGTCGCAAATGTGCTGGCCGTTCACGACGAGGGCGAAGCGGATCTGGCGCTGCAGCTGCGTGATCTCCCCGGCTCGCGCACGTAGCTCGAGGAGCGTCCAGAGGTCGCGTTCTTTCTCGCTGTCGAACCCGTCGGCGGTCTTGCGGTTGCGGTACTTCGCCGGTTTCGGCGGGCCGGGGAGCGGCGTGGACGCCAGTACCTGCGCCACCCGCGCCTTCGTCACGCGGGCCATGTAGGTGGCGTACTGCGCTTCGGTCATCCGGTCAGGGTTCATGCGGCGGCCGCGCGTTTCTGCCGCCGCTGCGCGACGAGTTTCAATGCGGCCTTGCGGCGATCGGCTTTCGACACCGTGGCCCAGCGTTGCTTCCCGAGGGCGACGGCGGCGGGGTTGCGCTTCTTCTTCATGAGCAAAATGTAGCACGACCGCTCGTTAGCGGTTGTCGTCCCGGTCGAGTTGACTGAGGATCGCGGCTCGCGTGAGCGGCGGCAGCAGTTCGTCGGCCAGGTTGAGCGCACTGTGGCCCGCTTGGCCGAGCGTCCCGCCTGACCGCTTCAATAACCACGGGACCAGTCCGTACTTCACGTCGCCCATGAACGGCACGCCCGTGCTACTGGGCGCACGGCGGGCCGCCCGGTCGAGGACGGTCTGCGACTGGTCGAGACGCCCGAGGCGATCCAGAGCAGGCTTCTGCGCGGGGTAGCCGCGCCCGACTTGCGTGCGGATCTCGCTGCCGAGGGCCTCGCGCATCGGCGCGTTCACGCTCCCCGGCTTGGCGCGGGCCTTCCCCAGCATCGCCGCTTCCACGTCGAGCGCCCGTGCGGGGGCCCCGGTCGTGAGGCGGGGATCATCGATGACGGTCTGGACGAAGTTGGCGACACTCTTCATGTCCGCCGGATCGGTCCCCTTGTAGACGCTCTGCGGCGCTTCGCCATGCCCGAAGCGTCTCGGCTCGACCACGCCCGACGAGCCGGGGGGCGGGCGGGGCGGCACGCGAGGCGCGGAGGGCGGCACTGAGATACCGAGATCATCGCCCGCGCGATTGAAGAAGCCACGCGCGGTACTGAGCAGTCCCGGTGCGGGGGTCGGCGGCAGTTGCCCGCGCACGGGCGTCACGGCGGTCTGGACGCCGCTGCGCGTCGAGGCCGCCGCGTCGGCCGCGCGACGAGCGCCGCCAGCGGGCGAACCCCACCCCAAGCCTTCATCGAAGATCCCGCGCACCGCCGAGGTCGGGGCCCCGTACTCAAACCGGCCCAACGCGTCGGTGATCTTGCGCGGCAGCGCGGTGGCGGCGTTCACCATGCTGCGCGGGCTGACGCCAGCCATGAGGTTGCCCGTGTTTCCGAAGGCCGTGCCGAAGCCGCCCGCCACGTCGCCGGCCTCGACCTGTTCCCGCGCCTGCGTGTAGCCGGGACCGAGGAGCGGCAACCCTTCGGCGATGTCGGTGGACTGCGGGAGCCCCATGGCCGAGGTGGCGAGCCGCCCAAGGTCGCGCCGCGACGGATCGACGGCCTGTCGCGCCGTCTCGATCCCTAAGCCGACACCAGGAATCTGTCCGGCCAAGTCGATCGCCGCCCCCTGCCCATGCTGCCTGATCGGGTCCACGAGGGACCGCTTGAGCGCATCGGGGATCTTCGACGGGTTGGACGCCATGCCGATCAGGCCACTGATCATGCCGGGAAGGTTCAGCGGCGAGGCCTCAAAGGCGTTGTTGATGAAGCGGTACTCCGGGGAGGGTTGCCCCCCGCCCCCGCCGGCGGCGGGCGGCGGCTTGCTGCTGCTCGCCTCCCGCTGCTCGACCTCGCGTTCGAAGGCGTCGAAGTCCGCATCGGTCGGCTGCCCCGGTTTGTTCCAGATGAACGGGTACGTCTTGCCGCTTTTCGAGGTGTAGACCGGTTTGTCTTGTCCTTGCGCCATGGCTCACCTCTTGTTGCGTTTCAGTGTGCGGCCGAGTTGGACGTGCGCCGGATCGCGGCCCACGCTCTTGCCGGGTTCGCCCTTCCAGTCGCCGCCCCAGACGAGGCCTTCTTCTTTCGCGATGCGGCCGAGGACATCCCAGAGCGGATCCGAGGCCTTCGGCGCGTACGGTTTGCCGCTCTTGTCCACGAACCAGAGGTCCGCGCCTTCGCCCGACTGATGCTTCGACTCCACGTCGCGGCCATCGGCGTCGGTGATGATGGCCCCCGGTGCGGTGCGGCCTTGGGCGAACAACTTGCCTTGCTGGTCGGCGGTGCGGCGGCCCGAGATCACGCGAAGCTCGAGGCCGGTCGCGGCTTTGACGCGTTGCCGCACGGTGTTCACCTTGCTGTCGAACTCCTGATCGGGCGGCGTCGCGGGCGCGGCGGCGGGGCCGCTGCCTCGCGGGAAGAAGCCGCGCTCGGTGTTGAGCAGCGTGGACGGTCCCGCCGGGTCTGTCCGCTGGCGCCCAGGCCCGAGCAGATCGGTGATGGCTTGGCGGCGGGCGGGCGCGAGGGACAAGGCCTCGTCGCCACCGGGCGGGGCAAGGTCAGGGGGGGCCCCGCCCGGTGCCGCTGACAAACCGGTGCCGCGCCCGAAGGGCACGGCCAAGTCGTTCGACATGGGCAGCGCCGGCGCGGCCGACGAGCGCGGGCGTCCGCTCCACCCGCCGCGTGTCGGCGCGGCACTCGGCGCGGTCTGCAGCGGCAGCTGGTTCCCGGCGGGCGGCACGGGCGCCGTGGGCGTGGCCGTCGCCGCAGCGGGCGGCGTGGCGGGCGCACCGGGACGCCCACTCCAACTGCCGCGTCCTGCGCCGCCTGCGGCCCCGCCGCCGCCTGCCGCCGCCGCCGCCCCGCCGCCGAGGCCTGCCTTGTCGAACACGCGCCCCATGACCTCGTTGACGCGGGCGAGCTCGGTGTCCCACGTCCCTTCCTGCAGTGCCCGGTCGAGCCGCACGCTGGCGGTCTGCAGGAAGAGCCGATCCGCTTCCGACATCGGATACAACTTCGCGAGCTGATCCATGTTGGTGAGCGTGAGGAACGACTGCACGGTCTTCGCGGCTTCCGCGTAGTCGCGTTCCGGCGTGCCCGCGATCGGATCGTTGAGGTAGCCGAAGAGGCTCGTCCAGTTCTTCGCGCCCACCGCGCCCGACTTGCCTTTGCCGGTGGAGAGTTCGTTCAGCGCACTCTTCACCGTGGCGAGCGCCGTCGCGCTCGGCCCGGTGGGGGCCTCGCCCGCCGCCTTCGCGCCCACTTCGGCGAGCCGCCCTTGTTGCCGCAACTTCTCCAGTTCGATCTCGTGCTCGCGCTGCGTGGCGTTTTCGAAGGGTTCGCCCAGTTGGATCCGGTAGGTTTGCGCGTTCCGCAGGGCAATCTCGCCCGGTCGCGTGCGTTCGCGATCCTCCACGTCCACGTTCAGGCGCCGCTCATCGAGGCCGTACTTCTTCTCATCGAGGCCGAACTTCTTCGCGTTCAATTCGGCCTCGCGCACTTTCATCTGGCGAGTGAACTCCGCTTGCGCCCGTTCGTCTTCCAACTGCTGCGCGAACTGCCGCTCGGCGACGATCTGCTGCAGTTCGTCGTAGAGCGCCGCGTTGCCCTTGGCACCGACGAGGCCGAGGTTGGGGGCCGGCATCAGGTTCTCCCTTGCTGCTGCTGCCGCCGCAGCCACTCTTGATACGGGTCAGACCCGAGCGTCCCGACATTCGGGCCGGGAACGGCGTTCACCAGATCCGCGATCGGCGGCAGGCCTGCCGACGGCCCGAGGCCCGTGTTCAGGCTCTGGGGTTGCGGCGGGGGTTGGCCCGGTGTCGTGAGCGAGGTCAGGCTGCCGCGCGACTGCGGCTGGGGCGACGGGGCCCCATAGCCGCCGAAGTAGTCGGCCCCGCCCGTGCGGACGGGTTGCGGGCGCCCGGTGTCGGTCGTCGGCGTGCCGGTCCCCGTGCCGGTGCCGGTCCCGGTGCCCGTCCCGGTCCCCGTGCCGGTCTGGCCGGTCGGCTTGGTCGGTTGGTTGGGGTTGCCGAACCCCGCGCCAAAGAGGCTCGCGTAGTTGAGGAACGTGTCGAAGCCGTTGGCCGATGGCGTCGGACTGAGCGGGTCCGGTTCCGGCAGCGCCGCCATCCGCCGCCCGCTCGTGGCCGTGCCCGGTTGCAGCGGATCGAGGAGCTCGGTGACGGCGTTGCGATACATCGCGCCGCCCAGTTCGTCGCGCGTGCTCTGCGGGATGTCCGAGAACCGCGCCCCGCCGCTCGAGCCTTGGTACTGGCGCATCTCGGGCGGGGCCTGGATGCCGCCCGGTTTGAGGTTCTGGAAGAGACTGCCCTTCATGGCGTTGCCGAAGGACCGCTCTTGCAGGTCGAGCAGGAACTCGCGCTGGTCGCGTTCCTGCGCGGCCCGGTCGTACATGGTGCGGGTGCGGGCGAGGTTCAGGTAGTCGTAGTTGCGGGCGGCGTTGGCTTCGTCCAACCGGCCTTGGGCGCGTCCGCTCTGGAGCGCACTGAGGCCTCGGCCCGCGAGGTTGACGAGTTGCCCGGTCGTGCTCTGCGGGCCACCGGGCTGGTTGCCGCCCCCGGCCTGTCGGAGCACCTCGCGCCCGAGGTTCCCCCAGAAACTGCCGCCCGCCGTCGCCGCTGGCAGGCCGATCCCCGCCGCGACTTGGCCCGAGGTGGCCGCTTGGATCGGGATCGTGTTGGCCCATGGGAGCGCCCCGCTGATCGCCGGGAGGCCGCCCGCCGCCGCCGCGCCGCCCGCCGCCGCCGCGCCGGTCCCCAGCGTCCCCAAGCCCGCTGACGTGCCACCGGCCCCCAGGATCGCCGGCAGCGAGCCGCCCGCCGCGATGGGGAGGCCTGCCGCCGCCGCGCCGCCCGCTGCCGCTGCGCCGGTTCCGGCGCCCGCCGCCGCGCCCGCGCCGAACCCGCTAAAGCCGCCGAGGGCCACGCCCCCGGCCAGCGGGGCCCCGAGCGCGAGGGCGATCTGCCACCACTTGGCGCTCCCGGCCCGCGCCGCCGCGTCTTGGCGGGCGGCGAGGTCCGGGTTCTCCTCGCGCCACTTCATCGTGGCCGCGATACTTTCTGGCCCGAACGCTTGCGGGTTGATGGGCGCGTCCTGCGAGTACTGGCCTCGGCCCCCACCGGCCTTGGAGTTCGCCCGTGCGATGGCTGGCAGTGGCATCAGACGGTTCCTTTCCCCGGAAACGCCCCGCGCCGCGTCGTGTCCTGCGGGAGGAACGGGCGGGGTTGCGTACTCGGACCCTCGGGGGACCGGACGCCGCTGTCAGGCACCACTTGTGGCCCGCCGAGCGCCGCGATAATCGCCTCCCGCTGGGCGATCCGAGGATCGGGCAGGGGCGGCATTCCGGGCGGGCCTGGCGGACCCATGGGGCCTCCCGGCGGGGGCGGACCCATCGGCGGGCCGGGGGGCCGCAGCATCGGGCGCGGCGGCGGCGGCATCCCGCCTCCCGGCGACGGCGGGCCGAGCGGTTGGCCGAACTGTGGACGTTCGATCGCCATCGCGTGATCCCTCTACGAGTTGAAGTACCGTCGCAGATCCGACTCGTCCCGCTGGTTCAGATCGGCGTAGCGGTACCCGAGGTCGTAATTGAACTGGCGGGTATCCTCGCCGAGACGCAGCCGGTCGAGATCGATCCCGGCCTTGCCGAGAAACTCGCGCAAGGCCAGGTCGTTGGCCGCCATGCGCTCGGTCGATCCCATCTGCTCGCGGCGGATCGCGGCGTCGAGGTTCATCTGCTCGCGCTGCAGCTGCTGCGCGAGATCGAATTGTCCCGCCTGCTGCGCTTCGCTGATCGCGAACTGCAGATCTTCCCGCTGCGCTTGCATCCGGCTCACGGCCAAGTCGCCGAGGAACCCCGCTTCGCCTTCGCCGCGTTGCTGCTGGATGCCGCGCAGTTCCGTATCGTAGTAGCCGGTGTTGTCGAAGCCTTCGAACGCCGCCGTCTCCGCAAGTTGGGCCCGGTCGCGCTCTTCGGCCCGCTGCGCCTGCAGTTGGTAGGCTTGGTTCTCGGGCGAGTTCTGCAAGTCCTCGGCGGTCGGCGGCTGGCGATTGAGTAGCTCGAGGAGCGCCGTGCGGCGGGCTTCATCGAGCGCCGACGATCCCGACAGCCCGGTGGCCGGGGCGCCCGTCGTGCCGGGGGTGGTGGGCGTCCCCTGCTGCATCCATGGCTGCATCGCGCTCGACGTGCCGCTCGACGCGAGCGCACTGGTGCTGCCGAGCGGGCCGGTCATCGCGCCGGCGGCGGGCGGATTGTCACTCTCCGGTTGCCACGCGATCCCTGATTGGCCGCCGAAGTCCCGAATGATGTCCACCGGCCCGATGCCGGGGATGTTGACCACGTCGCGCCCCGCCCAGGTCGTGCCCGGATAGGCCTTCGCGATGTCGGCCATCGCGGCCTGCAACTGCGTCGGATCGTTCAGGTTGTAGCTCGACAGGATCCGGCCGACGACATATTTCGGGGTCTGGTGCGCCGGGTTCGTCCACTTCGCCGGGTCATAACCCGACACCGCCGTCTGGTTGTAATTGGTCGAGGTGTACGCGGGCTTCGCATACCCGCCCGTGTCCCACGCCGACGTGTCGGGCGTCGTGGTGGCGGTCGGCGTCGTCGGATCGGGTTGGGTCTTCGGTTGGCCGTACTGGTCGAACCCCGGTGGGTTGGTGGCGGGCGGCGGATTGGCCGCTGCGGCGGCGGCGTCCTCTGCCGCCTTGCGCTCCGCGAGGATCTGTTCGTAGCTCTTCGGCGGCGGCACGGTGGTCCCCGACGGGAGCGGCGCATTCGGATCGTTCGACGCCGCCTGATCGACGGGCGACGGATAGGTCGGCTCGTTGGGGTAGTCCTGCCCCCACGGTTTCTTGACAGCCATCTACATCACCTCAGTACGCGCCGACGCCCCAAAGTTGCCGCAGAAACGTCGTGAAGTCTTTCGGCGCGGCGAGCGCCTCCTGGCCGTAGCCGATCCCGACCAGCAGCTGCTGCAGATCGCTGATGCCGCTCTTGAGGACCGCGATCTCGTTCGCCGTGTAGCCGAGTTCGATGAGGACCGGCTCGGCGGTGCCATCGAGGTAGCCCTTGAGCGTCGAGGCATCGCCGGCGAGCCGCTGGAACGCGCGGGCCAGATCGCCTGACCGCGTGTCGATCTCGGACTTGGTGACGGGGAGGCCGACACTCATTGGGATCTCCTCACAGGATCGGCACCATCAGTTGAAACGACACATACACGGTCCCGAGCGCCATCGGGGCGGTATCCAAGCGATAGATCGTGACCGACGTAGACCCCCCACTGATGAGCGCGGGCACCCACCCGACCCCCGACAGAAAGAGTTGGCCGTTGATCTGGGTTTGTTGCGCGGCCGTGAAGGGCGGCGGGATCGTCAGCGTGATCGCGGCGGCCGACGTGCCCGAGAGCAGGCCCCCGGCGATGAGCACGTTCCAGTACAGCGTCTTGCCGATCAGGGTGTAGTGATTCGCGGTGAGGTGCCCCGCGCTGACGGTCCAGTTCATGCCGCCGGTCCCGGCGTAGTGCGCGGCGTTGAACGGCACCGCGATCCAGTAGCCCATCGGCACCGTGCGCGGGGGTTCCTGAAACTGCGCCCCGTAGACGGTGATGTCCGACGCGATCGAGCCGGTCGCGGCGAAGTTGCCCTGCACGGTCTGGTGCGTCTGGAACGTGTTGGCCTGATGCACCCACGCCGCGTTGACGAGCGCGTCACTGCCCCCCGGCTCATGGGTGACGTGATGCGGCAGCACCGGCCCGCCGACGGTCACCGGCACGCCGTCGAGCGTCAGCGGCCCGCCCGTGATCGCGACCGGCCCGTCCACCGTGATCGCGTCGGCGGTGATCTTCCCGTGTTTGCCGTCGTCGTCGTGCTCCTGCAGCATCCACCCGGTGAGTTCGCCGTCGAGCTGATCGAGTTCCTTCCGCACGACCGGATCGAGTTCGCTGCGAAACGTGACGGAGGGGACCGGCATCTTAGAGCTCGCTGCTCCCGACCTCGAGGTCGGTCGCGGTGACCCGCGCGTCCCAGCGGTCGAGGCTGTAGAAGTGATCCTCCGCGATGGCGTCCCCGAGTTCCGTTTGGAACGTCCACGCCCCGGCCAGTTGCGCGTCTTCGAACAGGAAGATGCGCCGGGACTCGGACCCCTGCGGGGCGAGCGGCACGGTCGAGAAGATCTCTTCCTGATCGCCGTAGTTGCGGAGGAGCCGTTGCGCGAGGATCGCGTTGGTGGTGTGGGCGCGAACCCACGCTTTGTCCAGTTGCACGATCTGCGGCGCGACGTGCATGTTCCACGCCTTGCTCCGCACCACGGCGACATAGAGCGCGTCCTGGCCGGTGTCCGCGTGATCGAGATTGGTGTCCTCGGCGTCGAACTGGACGATCAGATCGACGTAGCCCAGATACGGCTTGAGCCGCCGGCCCATCGGGTTGCCGAACTGCTCGGCGAAGATGACCGAGCAGAAGGACGACGCGGCTTTCCCGCTGAACTGCGTCCACCCGTAGCGCACGCCTTCACTCTGCGTGCCCCGGCCTTCCTTGACGTGGAAGCAGAGACAAGTGTCGGGATAGTTCGCCGGCCCGCGCGTGAGCCACCAGTAGCAGCGCCGGGTGCGCTGGTCGTAGAGGCCGTGCGCGACCATGACGGTGTCGAGCGGGGGATCGTAGGTCGCCCACAGATCCTGCACGTCGTACCCGATCCATTGCAGGCCGGCGCGGCCGTAGCGGTACGGCCCCCGGTGCGGATCCAACCAGTAGATGCACGGGGCCCCGGCTTCATCTTCGCCGACGAAACTCGACCAGTGCGACACCGCCCCGATCTCTTTACTGAGCACGATGCGTTGATAGGGTTGGTTCACGGCGCCGGTCGGCTTCAGTAGATAGACGCCGCGCGACTGCAGCACGAGGATCGCCCCATCGACGGGGCCGACAATCGCCCGATCTTCCGCCCCGCCGGATCGGTTGCAGTCGATGTAGGACTTGATCTCCTGCGTCATCACGATCGCCTCGTCTTCGCCGCCGTCCACGGTGGCATCGAGGGCTTGGGTGAAATAGACGCGCCCCGGCACGGCGGGCAGCGCATTGTTCGCGGTGTCGCCGTAGGTGCCAAAGAGCAGGAGGCGCACGCCGTCCCAGAGCAGGTACTTCGCGGACGGCAGCGGATAGCGGCTCCCCTCGAGCGGCGCGACGGGCAGACTGGCGTAGGTGGACACCAGGCGGCTGTCATTCCACGTCACCGAGGTCGCGAAGTCGGTCCAGTCGTTGAGTTGGTAGTAGAGGACGTCATCGGCCGACGCGAACACGCGCCACTGCGTCTCTTTTTCCGTCGCGGGAAAGACGCCGACTTGGACCGCCGCGCCGGTCCCGGTGGGCGTCATGGCGAGCGCGGGGCCCAAGCCCGAGACGGCCGACGACACGCCGTTCACATAGGCGCGGCTTTGCCCCCGGTAGTACCGCAGCACGGCGGGATAGGTGCCCGTCCCGATGTTGGCGACGTTGACCGTGGGTCCGCTCCCGATCCCGGCGAGCACCAGTTGGTTGCCCTGGCGGGCCGGATCGTAGATATGCAGGCGATTGCCCGCCGTGCTCTTGTAGGCAATGAAGAGTTTGCCGTTGCCGGTCGCGTACGCGGTGAGCAGCGGCGAGCCGACGAGTTGATCGGCTTGCGTGATGGGCACGGCGTTGAGGCCCGACGAGACGTGCAGGAACTGAGACGGGGCGTCGAACGTGTTGAACACGAGTTGCGCCATCCCGTCGTTCTGCGTCGGCTGATAGCGCGTCATCGAGGCCGCGCCCGCGAACGTGCCGGTGAGCGGCAACTTCCGCGTCCCCCGCCGGCGCTCGCCGAGGCCTTGCGCGGTGATGACCCAGTTGATCGCTTCGGTCCCCTGATCGGCCGGGAGCACACTCGGTTCATCCACCCCGTTGCGCCCGCGAAAGCGCGACCACGTCAAGAGGTGTTGGCCGACGGCGGTACTCTTCTTCGCCATCAGTCCCCGATCCCGGATCGGTCAGCGGGGTACCAGGTCCCGAGGTCGCTCCACCCGTGACTCCCCGGCGAGAACTTCCCCGCGACCGGTTTGTAGCTGACGGGATATTCGATCGCGGCGGTGAGGTCGAGCGCATAGCGTTCGAACTCGGCCATCTCCAGTTGCGATTGCTGGAGGCGTCCGTCCTTGCGATAGAAGCGGCCCCGCGCATAGCACGCGAGCATCTCGTGGAAGTCCGCGCTGAACGGCGGCTCGTCTTCGTCCACGGTCATGCGCGGCACGACGCGTTGCCCTTCGACGCGGTAGTACTGCCAGTCGGCCGTCGGGGCCGGATAGAGCCGGACCTGGACATGCCGCGTGCTGTAGCCAAACGGTGTGATGTAGGCCAAGGGGGCATCGATGGGTAGCCCGGTCGTCTCGAGCGTATCGTTGACGAACACAAAGTGGTGGCTCAACGCATTGATCGAGACGGCCGAGATCGTGATCGGGCCGAACAAGTTGAAGCCCCCGCCGAGTTGGACCGGCGTGGTGCCTTGCAACCGCCCTTCCACGTCGAACTCATTGCCGACGTGGTAGTACGCGCGGACCCGCACGATCTGTGTCGTGTCGTTGGGATCGTTGGACGAGATGTAGAGTTTGGTTTCCGGCGGATCGCTCCCCGGTGAGACGCGGGGTTGCCGGATCACGGGGCCGATCCCTTCGGGGATCCAGACGCTGGGCGTGCCGGTCGCATCAGGATCGTGCAGACTGCGGTACCACTCGCGGCTCCGCATCGGCAGCGTGCGGCCGGTCGCGTCCTCGATGACGTAGTCGATCCGCTCCAGCATGTCGGGCACGCCGTAAAAGCCCGTGCCCGCCGCCGTATGGAAGCGGCAGAACCCGAGCCGCAGTTGCTTCAGGCGCGGGCGACGGAGCACGCGCTCGAGTCCCTCGTTGAGGTAGCGTCGGATCCGATCCTGCACCCCCGGTTTCGGGTTGGCTTGGTACTGCAGATCGTCGGCCACCATCTGCTGGAGTTCGCGGAACGTCACGGCGTCACCGTGTCGGCGCGTAGATCCAGACGCCGCCCTCGCCCTCGGCGACATGTTCGAAGTGCTGCCCGTCCGCGAAGATGCGGAACATGTTGTCGGTCGTCGGCACGTAGCGCTCGGTGAGGACGCTGCGGTCGTCGCCCGTGAGCAGCACGCGCGTCGTCTCGCCGGTCTGCGGCGTCGGCACCGGATCCTCCACGGGATAGTCGCCGCTCTTCGGCCGTTTCACCGGCCCGCCCGCAATCGGCAACGACACCTCGGGATCGTGGCGGTCCCGGTCACGGTCGGCGGGCAGTTGCTCGGCGTCGGGATCGTCGTTCTTGTTTTTTGCCATCGGGGGCCTCCTAGGCCGTCGTTGCGTTTGCGGCGAGCCGCGATTCGAGCGCGGCGACTTTCGCTTGGAGTTGCTGGATGAGGACGAGCGCTTGGGACGGATCGGCCATCGTTTCGCCATAGAGCAACTCGATCAGGATCGCGGATTGACTCGGCAGTTCGTGGCGGGCGTCCATCCCGCGATACGGGACCGACACCTCCAGACGCTTCTTGGTGCCGTTGCGGCTGATCGTGGCGGTCCAGCTGCCGTCACGCGCGGTCTTGTCCTGGCTGAACTGGTTCACCAGTTCGATCTCGGGGATGGTCAACCAGTCGGCCATCACCCGGCCCGCGCAGAAGATGTAGTCGTAGATCATCTGCGGGCGCGGGTGCGCTTCCTTGCCGATCGGATCGCCCTCGATCCAGTGGAGCTCATGCTTCTTGCAGATCTCGCACGTCGGATCGACATGGAACACGCCGCGATCTTCGTAATGCGGATTGTCTTTGCGGACGCTGCGCTGCGCGGTCTGCGTCAGCGACTCGACTTGCTTGAGGAGCGCCGCCATGGCGTCGGCCATGCCTGCGCCGCCGCTCCCGCTCGAGGCGGCGTCTTTGAACCCGAGGATCAGGGTTCGCAGATCGTCAGCACCGAGCACGTACTGCGTCGGGGGTTTCGGAGCGGTCGGTTCCTCTTTCGCCATGCGTCACCTCTGCGCGGGGAAAACCCGCGTGCCGTGAAGGTTGGAGAAACACGGCACGCGGGGTGTGTGACTACTCTCTCGTCGTCACAACAGGTTGATCTGGGCCGGGAAGATCTTCCCGGCCACGCCGGTCACGCGCGAGCGGCCGATCAAGTTGAGCGTGGCGGCCGTGACGACCGCCGCACCGGGCACCGTCCCCGGCACCGCGAGGCCGAGGCCGACACCGGGCGTGCCTTCCAGCAAAACTGGAAAATCACCCAACACGCCCACCCAGCCGCACATGCCGGCGCGAATGGGATAGACCGCCACACCGATGGCGGACCCCGTCTGCGCGGCGGGCGACTGGATGACGCCCCGGCAGCCGTGCGGCGTCAGCGTGACGCGACTGACCGTCGAGATCGCGACCTGGATCGGATCGTCGTTCCGCAGATTGATCGTCGCCACCCCGCCCGAGAGCACGGCGGCGTGTCCGCTGATCCCGTAGGAGTAGCCGCCGCCGGGACTGGTGTCGATGGTGGCGATCCCATCCCCGTAGGCGTTCTCCGCGAGCGCGGCGGCGCCGAGCGTGACGACGATCTGTTTCGATCCGACGCCTTGCGCGGCGGTCGGCACGAGTTGCGCGTGCGCGGTGACTTGCGCCGGCGACTGCAGCACGTTGCCGACGACGAGATCCGCCACCCCCGCCATCACGTAGCGGTAGAGACGGCCGCGCGAATCGGCCCCGAGCGATCCGAGGGCGGTGAGCGGCGTGGACGAGTCATTGTTGACTTGCCCACCCGAGACAAGCGGAACACCTGAAAGATTCATGGTAGCCTCCTGTCTCGCGGGGTTAGGCGATCGCCGTGACAACGCCGAGGTGGCGTCGGGCGGTCGCACAAAGGTTGCCGACAGTGAACACGCGGTGGATGCGAACCAGCTGGTTCCCAGGCTCCACTGGCTGTTTCATCTTCTGCCAGGCGCCCTTCAAAATGACGAGGTTGAGGTAGTTCTTGTTGACGAAATACGCGTTCTGCGGCACGGCACTTTCGTCATACACGAACGGGATTCCCATGAACGCGAGGGCCTCGTTGGGCCAACCAATGTCAGGATCGGCTTCGCCGCCGCTGTCCTTCACGAGTTCAGTGATGGTCGTGAGGATCGAGTGGTAGCCTTCGAAACTCGCGCGATCCGAGACGAGCCCCGTCGGTTTCTTCTCGACGCCCCCGAGGGAGCACTGATTGTGAACACTGAGGAGCGCCGCCCGCAGGTTGTTGAAGTTGGTGCCCGCGCCACTCGCCTGCTTGCTGCGCCAAAATGCCCACGTCTGCGCGTTGATCCCGCCAACGACTCCGGTGGTCGGATCGACGGGAATGATCTTGCGGATTCCGTCGAAGTCCTTCCCACCATTGCCCGTGCCGTCGCCCCAGAGCATGTCGTTGAGTTGCTGCAGGGCGCTGTTCACGCCGTTCTTCAACTTCGATTTCACGACATCGATCTTGCGATTCGCCACGGCGTTGCGAAGTTCTTCCAGATCGCTGAAGACGACGGTGCCCGCTTGGATCTTTTGTTCGTAACGCGCGGCATCGAAAACGTCAATGCGCGTCGTGTCCAAGGCCTCCATCTCCGAAATAGATCGGAACGTGGAGTTCTGTGCGTATTCGACGGTCACTTCGAACAATCTGCCGCCGTCGGCATACTCTCGATAGCCACCATCTTTCATGAGGAAGAGAAGGGCTTGGCTCGTGAACGTCGAATCGACAGGCCCCGAGCTCCAGAGATTTTCCCAAGCCACGCTTGCGACTTGCCCGATATTTGGATCAGCCAACGCAGCACCCTACGGCGCCGCCAATACGGATCGAAGATCCGTGCGCGGCTTACCGCGCCGCCGTCGATGTCAGCGCGGCATTGATCGCCCGATCGAGTCGGGCGTCCAAGCCTCCGCGTGCTTCACGCGGGCCGGATCGAGCGGCGGCGGCAGCACCAGGGCGAATCGTGTTCGCTTCTGATGCCTGCCTGATCTCATCGAGGGTCTGTCGGCGGGTTTCCGTTTTCAGGCGCGTGTCCGAGGTCTTGAGGTCTTCTTGGAGCGCACGATTGTAGGCCGAGAGGAGCGTCGTGCGTTTGTCACTCACCATGATCTCGCGGATGCGATCTTTGAGTTCCGCGAACCGATGCCACGAGGACGCCTCGCGCACCGCTTCCCCGGCATAGGTCTGGGCTTCGGCGCGAATCTGCGCCACCCGCGCCTGCTGGTGCATGGTTTGTAACGGTTGCAGTTCGCCAGAGAGTTGCTGACGGAATTGCATCAGCGCGGCCATGACGACCTGGTGGACTTGATCGGCGGTGTACGCGCGTTGCCCATCGACGCTGACGAGCGCCGGATCGGGCAACGGCGGCGGACCCTCATCGATCACGCTGTCGGGGGTGTCGCCGTTGCGTGGGCGATACGTCCCGTCCCGCTTGAGCGCTTGCAGCGTGAGCTCCGCGTGTAACTGCGGATCGCGCTGCAGGAGGTTCAAATGGGCGCGGACCTCGACCGGGTCGAGGCCGTCAGCGAGTCCATACTCTTCGAAGACGTGGGCGCGGGCGGTGTCGCGTTCTTTGGCCCGCGCGTTTTCAAGAACCTGCGGCCACTTCGCTGGAGGCGGTTCCCCGGTCGAAGGACTCTCAGGTGTGACAACTGGCGCGTTCGCCCGTCTCGTGGGCGCGTCGGGGGAACCCGAACCAGCAGCTGCGCCCTCAAACCCGGAGGGGGCGGCGGGGGCCTCTGGCAGCGTGGGACCAGAAGAATCCGGGGCGGTCGGCGTGGTCGCGCCGTCAGTCGTAGTCCCCCCAGAGGATGAGTCTGGGCCCGACAACGAACTGGCAGCCGTGTCTACCGCCGCTCCAATAGCGCTATCCAATGACATGTAAACCGGGGATCCCTAACCCTGCCGCTGTCTCGCAGCGCGGCGCTCGTATCTTTCAGGCTACAACCGGTGTCAACCCTCGCCTTGCCCACTTATGGTATGTTTCGCCCCGTCACTCGTTTATGGGACGTGACCAACGCCATGGCGTACGTTTTGCTCAGGTCGGGGAGGCTTCTCCCTGGCCTGTTGCCTTTTTAGGGGAGCGGGGTTTGTCGGCGGCGTGCTCTTCGCGAAGGCACCGGGTGGGGCTCGAGTATGGGGTTGGAGGGCCGCACTCGGAACTCCAGGCCAGCGTGGCAACAAGACACGCCGCCGACAAACCTCGCCCCCGTCTTACCGAGACGCGGCGCGTTTCCCTCCCCGGTCGTGGTCGATCTCGCGTTGCACCTCAAAGCCGACTTGATCGCCGAGCGTGGTCGCCTGCCCCGGTGCGGGCGCCGCGTCCACGACGAGCTCGCAGGCGGGCACCCAGTACGTGTCGCTGCCGTTGAGGAAGGCCTGTCCCGAGATCGTGCCGCCTTCCGGCGTCTCGCGCGTGATGAGGAGCGGCACCAGGTCGCCCTCGTGGGCGATCTCGCCGACGTGCGCCATCGCGCCCGCCGGCCATTCGGGCGGGTTGCGGCCCATCCGGTTCTTGATCTCATCCGAGGTCGTGCGGCGCCGGTTGATCTGGGCCACGTCGCTGGCACTGAGGACATAGAGGACGGTCGTTCCGATTCGCATTTACATCACCTGTAACGGGGCGCGGACAATCCGCGCCGATTGATGGAAGAGCGTGCGGCAATCGCAGAGGATCACCAGTTGCTCGGGCGAAGCCGCGATGGCGAGCGCCTGCTCGTCGCGTTGCGGGTTGCCGTCGAAACACGCTCGATGAAAGAGCCGGGGTTCCTTGTGTCGCGCACGCAGTGCCCCGAGGTAGCGGCGCAGCAGCAGCGCCTCCATGTCGTGCAGGATCGCCGTCGGCCGCGCGACCGGGCCGAGGGCCGTCATCACCGTGCCCGCCACCTGGTCCGCGCCGGTTCGCGCGATGTTGGGCAATTTAGAGAGCACGAGGTCGGTGGTGCCGGTCGGCGGCGTGTAGAGCGCGGGCCCGCAGCGGCACTCGAGGAGCACCCGCTTGGGCGTGACGTGCATCCGGCACCCGTGGTGGCGGCCCGCCGCGAAACAGTCCTCGCACCACACCGTTTCGATCAGGTCGTAGTGCTTGAACACCGCCGTGATCGCGCCGTAGACGTGCGCCTCCTCCTGCGTCATCGGCGGCACGACGATCTTCGGCGGCACGTACGTCGGCAGATGCGTCGGCGGATCCTTCGTCGGCCCGGTCACGCTCTCCTGCTGGTGCTTCATCCGCAGGCCGGCGGCGTTGAGCAGTTCGAAGTACTGCTGCTTGCCCTCGACGTACGGGCGTCCCGGTAGCCCCTCGACGTGCTGCGGCCCGCCCCAGAGGCGGTCGTCGTGGACCGCGAGGGTCTGCTTCTCGGGCGGGGTGGTTGGATCGGGCACGGGCTCAAGGGGCGGCGGTTTGGGATCGTCGCTCATGCGACACCTCGCCGGAACGTGCCGGTGGTCGTCTCGCCGAGGTTACTCGCGACGACCAGCGGCTGGATCTCGCTGTACCAGTCACGCTCCGGGGCGGCGTACTGCACCCGCGCCTGGATCTTCCACTCCCCCGGCACCGCGAGGTCACCGGGGACGGTGGTGTAGATGAGCTTGCCTTCTTTGCCGTCGCCGATCTTGTCGGCCACCTTCGCGCTGCTCGTGGTCGCGTTGGGCGGCTGCAGGTAGATCAGCATCGCCGTGGCGAGTTTGAGATTGATCGGGTTGCCGTCCAGATCCTTCAGCGGCAGGATGATGTCTACGCCCACCGCGCCGACTCGTAAGTTTCCAGCCATCAGGATGTCCTCTCCACGCGCGTGGTGATGGGGACGCGCATCGGCACCTCGACCGCCCCGACGTGTTCCACCAGCGGCACGGTGACGCGGGCCGCGACCGTCAGGCGATGAATCCCGGCCTCGGCCACGACCGTCAACGCCCGCTCCCGGCTGGTGGCGATGACCAGCGGGATCTCGACCTCAAGATCCGCCACGTCCTCAAGCGGCGGCGGGAGGACGGGCGGCGGCGGCGGGACCGGGGGCCAGTACATCCCCGGATAGCCGCCGCCGTAGTACAACATCACCGCCCTCCGTTCTGCTGCTGCGCCAACCAGTCGAGCGTCTCAAGCGCGTGCTTGCCCGGACTGCCCGTCTGCCACGGCACCTGACTGATGTAGGTCGTGAGCAGATCGATCTCCTGCGCCGTGAGCGGCAGCTGGAGACTGCCGCCGCCGTCGCCCTGACCGGTCGTCTTCAGGCGACGATCCGGTTCCCCGTTGACGAGGGTTTTCCCGCACGGGCGCAGTTCGCTGATCGCTTCCAACTTGTCGAAGAGCGCCAGTTCCGTGCGGAGGAGGTGCAGCCCCTTCTTTTCCTGCAAGGATCCGCCGAGGATGAACCCGACGAACAGGAACTCAAAATGCCGGCCGGCGAGCGCGTCATCGAAGGTGAGGGTCAGTTCTTCTGACATAGCACCACCTCGACGTAACGCGGCACGTTCGACGCCGCCGCCGAATTGCCCGTGACGGCGGGCGCGTCGGCCGGGATCCCGCCCGATCCGCTGAACGTATGGGTGTGGGCACCCGCATCGCCGGTCTGGCCGTTGAAGTTGATCGCGACGTTGTGGTGATGCGGCCCGCGCGACATGTTGCCGCTGCTGCCGCCGTCCACGCCCATCTGGCCGGCGCTATCGTCTTGCGTCGTGCCGTTCACGCTGCCGCTGAACGCGTGCGAATGCGTGCCGTCGTTCGACGTCGTGCCGCTGACGACGACGCTCCCACTGTGACTGTGCAACGACGCGGCGAAACTGCCGGGGCCATGCGCGTGCGTATCGGCCCCGGCCACGGTCCCCGGTGTTGGCCCGCCACGCAGAAACAGCCCGTCCCACGCCGCCACGCGCGTCCAACCGGGAGGACAGCCGCCCGCACTGAGCACGATCAGGCCACTCGGAAACTCGGTCGGCGTGGCCCAGACTTGATCGCCGCGCAAAAACGTGGCGGCGGTCGCGGCCCCACTCCCCAGACGGGCGGTCGCCACCGTGCCCGTCGCGAGAAAGGGGGCATGTAACGCGGTGAGGTTGGCCCCGTTGCCGAAGTAGGCACCGCAGCCGATGTTCGCCGTCGTGATGATGTCCACGGCGGTCGAAATACTCGTGGGGCCGGTGATGGACCCGCCCGTGATCGCGACGGCGTTGGCCTGCTGCGCGGCCATCGTGCCGAGGCCGAGATTGCTCCGCGCCAGGGCGGCGGTCGTCGCGCCGGTCCCGCCGTCGGCGACGGGGATCGTGGCGACGGTACTCGGCTCCCCCGCCGTGGCCTTGACGTAGCCGTTCGTGAGGCTGCTCAAGACCCGTTCGTTGGTCAGACCGGCGTGCCCCGTGACCACCCAGTAGCTCGCGTCTCCGACCGCCGTGGCGGGACCGGCGGGCCCCGGCACGCCTTGTGCGCCTTGGTCGCCGGGGGGCCCTGGCGGCCCCGCTGGCCCCGCTGGTCCGATGGGCCCCGGTGTGATCGCGGCGAGCAGATCCGCGATCAGCTGCTCGGTGACGCCTTGGTAGATCTGATCACCAGGCAGGATCCCCCGCGCCGACGATCCTTCCGCGTGCCGCGTCACCGTGAGTTGGTCGCCGACACGCGCGGTGACGCGCAGGATCTCCGCATTGCTCGCGAGCGGACGCGCGTGCTCGGGACAGACGACGACGTTGAACGGCGGCACGGGATAGACCGTCCCGGCCTCGACGGTCAACGTCGTGCCGGTGGTCGGCGGCACGGGCGCCGTCACCACGAGGGACCACGCGAAGTTCCGGTACAGATCCATCGGGGCTCACGCCTCGCGCGTCAGCGGCGGGCCACCCCGTCGCGTGGGATACTTCGCTTCAGGGATGAGGTCGCCACTGGGCCGCCGTTGCGGCGCATCGCGTTGGCAGAACTCGCAGCGGTGCCCCTCGGTCGTACGGCACGCGTCGTTCAGGCATTCGCCCGGTGTCTGACAGTCCGCGCACTTGAAGAGATGCGACACTACATCGGCCCCGGTCCCGGCAAGCGGCCGGTGTTCTTCGTGTCATGTTTGCTGACCGGCTCGATCCCCTGCGGCGACTTGATCGGCACGGGCGGCATCGGGGGCGCGGGCGGGAGCTCGATCCCGTAGAACTTTTTCAAGTACATCTGGACGCCGATGTACTGCGGACTGAGCGGATTGAGATCCTCGCCCTTGATCGAGAACGTGGCCTTCGGCGGCTCGGGCTTCGGCGGCGCGGGCGGATTGATCAACGGCACGCGATCCTGCCCGAACGCATCGCAGAGCAGCCCCGCGACTTCCTGCTGATTGAAGTTGGGATTGTTGCTGACCAGGTTGATGAAGCGCAGCATCAGCTCGCGGTTTTGCGCCGCGTCGATCCGCATCGAGGAGTCGGGCTGGAAACTGAACCCGAAGGGGCCTTGGATCGTGGTGCGGTCCCACTGCGCGAACCGGTTCTTCCCGTCCTCGCCGACGATCTCCACCAGTTCCTGATCGGTCGCGAACAACTGGACGAGCGAGAACAACTTCTGGCAGGCTCGCGCATACTGCGTGAGCAGCCGCACGCGTTCCTTCGCCTGCCGGGACTCGGTCGCCCGCTGGATCAGCGAGGCCTCGTACGCGGTGTCGGAGTCCTCGAGCGGCAGGCCCTGCTGATTTGCGCCGCTCGCGGTGAGCCGGTCGATGTCCTGCTGGGTGATGGAGTCGAAGGAGAAGTTCTCTTGCGGGAAGTGCGCGAGGCCGATGGCGCGGATGTCGTTTTCGGAGACGGCGCCTTCGAACTTTATCAGTGACTGATATTCGCCACTTTCAATTTGTTCCACGGTATCCCGCGTGAGCGCGGGCGACTTGATGTTGATGCCGCGCATCGGCATCGAGCGGGCCCGTTGCAACGACATCTGGCTGCGGCCGATGTTCTTCTCATCGGCGATGTCGCGCACGACGCTGCAGTCCGACTTCGGGTACGCGGAGTTGACGCGCGAGCGCAGCGTGTAGACGTGGATCGGATAGCCGCGCATCCCGCCGATGAAGCGGCCCACCGGATCGAAGCGCTGCCACGGGCTGTCCTCGTGGACGACGACAGCCTGCTGGTTGCGTGAACTCTTCCGCGCGAGGAAGACGAGACGACGGAGCCGCTCGGGGTTGAGCTCGGTCGGATCGTAGAGCGCGGCGCGGTACCAGATCTCGTAGCCGCACGCCACGCTGCGCTTCTCGAGCGCCTCGCGATCCGCCGTCGCGACGAGCCGCTCGGTCCAGTTGATGTCGGCGAACGAGGCGGGCTCGACGCCGTAGCGCCGCTGCAACTCCTCGCGATCGGCGAAGAACCGGAAGCCGAGCCACGGGGCGGCGTCGTAGCGGGTCGAGAGGAACCCGACCGGACAGAGGAAGTCATCCGGCGAGATGACCGACATGTAGTACTCGCACCAGATCTTCTGCGGCTGCGTCTCCGTTTCCGGCTGCCCGTCCTGGCCGAGCGCGAGCGTCTCCTCCATCTGCGGCCCGCCGGTCATCGGATCGATCAGCGGTTGGCCGGTCAGCGGATCGACTTTGGGGACCGGGGCCCCCGTGATCGGATCGGTCTGCGGCACCATCCGGGCGGTCGGGATCGTCACGTCCACCGTCACCGACTCGTAGCCGATCTTCGTGGGGCCGATGCCCGCCGGCACCATGATGTTGGACAGCACTTCGTCCATCATCGCGGTGGCGTCGATCATGTCCTCGCCGAGCAAGGCGTCCATGAGCGCCTTGACCACGGGCGCCACCGGGCGGGTTTCCGGGCGCAGGCCTTTGACTTGGAGGGTGGGCTGCTGGTGGAAGAGTTGCGGCTTCTTCTGCTCCACCGTATAAAAGCCCACGTTCACGTTCATCTGCGCGGTGCTGGGGATCCCCGGCAGCTGCGGCTTGTCGCCATCATAGCGGGCGAGGTTCGCCCGCCACGACGGCACTTCTTCCTTGACCCGGTCCACGGCGGCGTCGATCTCAGCGGACCAGAACGCTTCACTGCCGTACCCTTCATCGGGCAGCGGGAGTTTGAGGCCGTCGGTGCCCTCGCCGCCGGAAGCCGCAGTCCGCACCGCGCGATCCAAGCGAGTCGAGGCCCGTGCCTGTTTCTTTCGTCGCGGCACGTTCCCAACCCTTAGTTCCAACCTAGGGGGCGAAGGATCAGTATAAACCTTGCGGCAAGGCCCGTCTGTCGGTTGGACTATGGTGGGATTGAGGGGACTTGAGCGACACGGCCAGATGTCGTGTCACCACCGTCGCAACCCACGACGGATAGCGTTGATCTCGTGGCCGATGGCGTCGGGCGGCAGGGTCTTCACGATCTTCGTCGGCGGCAGCGGTCGCGCCATCACCCAGTACCGCAGGCCGGCGGCCGGATACTCGTCGGTGGTTTCCTCGATGTCGTCGGGGTGGGTCTTGTCGGACACGAGCGTGAGGAACGTGTCCAAAAAGTAGGTGCAATCGGCATGCACCTGGAGCGACGGCGCGTCGAAGATGAGCGGCACCTCGCGGTCCTCGTCGCGGAAGGTCCGCACGTCGAGCCACGCGCGAATCCGCGCCCAGCCGTTCACGCGGTCCTTGTCACCGGGGGTCATCTGGATCCCACGAGCGCGGAACGTCTCGCTGACCGTCTCCCCTCTCGACTGCTTCGTCTTCGGGAAGATCTCGGGCTGCCCAATCACGTCGATGAGGCGCGGGATCCCTTTCGCTTTCAGGAAGGCGTGGATCTCCTTCGCGGCCACGTCGGGCGTCCGCCGGAAGAACGTGAGCTCGTGGCGCAGCAGGGCGCGGCCATCGGACTGGACCGCGAGGAACCCCATCCAGCCGCGTGCGGCATACGCCCAGTGCATCGCGCCGTACCAATGCACCATTTACGCGTCGGTCCTGAAGCGGATCGGGATCTCGCACTCGTCGCCGCACTGGCGGCAGCGGTAGACGTGGCCGGGTTTCATCTCGCGCGGGCCGTCGCCAATAATCGGCAACACGCTCACGCGTTTGAAGAGCGGCGCGTCAGGATCGATCCAGACGTGAACGTGCGCGTCGTGCCACGAGAGCGGGTACTTGGTGAGTGCGGAGGCCATGGGACACCTCACTCCACGTAGGTCGGGTTCATCGTCGGCCGCAGCCAGACCTCACGCGGGGTCCGCCGTCGTGAGGTGGATCGCCGAGTCCCAGTTTTCAAAGAACGTGCCCGCATAGATGTCCCACCGGCCCCAGCGGAGTTGTTCGTAGCGGGCCGCTGAGAGCCCGCCGAGGGTTTTCTGGGCATAGTCCTCCGATAAAAATGGATTGTCTTCCAAGGTGCAGCTGATGAACCCGTAGTCGGACGCGACGAAGTGCGGGAACAGATCGATGTCGGGCGTTTTCTTGATGTAGGTGGACACCAGGTAGCGCATCGCGCGGCCGCCGGGGTTGCTCCAGAGGCGCGTGCGGCCCGCACTGAGGCCGAGCCGTTCGTGCGCGAGCCGCGCCGTGCTCGAGCCGCGTGCGCGAGACGTGATCTGGTTGATCGCGTCGGGGAGGAACGTGACCGCTTCGTCCAGGTTCACTTCGTCCCACTCGCTCCCGAGATGCTGCGGAATGTCGGCGGCGACATCGCAGTAGCCGGAAAAGATCTTCGCGTCGGTGGCTTCGTCGTCCTCGTCGTGCGTGAACGTCGTGATCTTGCTCTTGAACGTCGCATCGCCGAGCGCTTTCGTTTCCGCGCCGCAAAATTGCAGATGGTTCTTTTCGAGCTCGGGATACGTGCAGCGCAAGAGCAACGCGCGATAGCCCGCGACCTGGCGGCAGCGGCGGTACAGGTTCCATCGGCACCCCACACTCTTCGACACGCCGGCGGCGCCCGCGATCAGCAGATGCGTGATCGGCGATTCGTCCACGTCGATCTGGAGCGGCAGCGGCACGAACAGGTACGGCCCACTCCCCTGCCCCGCTCGCCGCATCGCACTCGCCAGTTGGCGATCCGCGCAGAAGTCGGACGAGCAGACCCAGTGCTTCTCGTCCATCCGGCGGAAGGGCGCGTGGCACCAGCGGCACTTGGCGACGGCGTGCAGCTGCGGCGCCCGCTGCACGGCCGGGGCCTCCGACCACGCGATCTCGACCGGCCCGCGCCCCGGCACGAGGACCGTCGTCGTCGGCGCGACAGATCGGCGGGCCATCACTCCCACACAATGTCGCGGGCGGTCCTCAACGCGACCAACCGTTGCGCGGCGGTCGTGCGGAGGCCGCGATCCTCGCAGGCGGCGTCCAAGAACATCCCTTGCACGTAGAGCGACTCCCTGAAATAGCGGTCCACGACTTCAGCGGCCACTTCGACCAACGAGATCGGCGGCTCGACGCGGGGCGGGGCGTCGGGCGGCGCGGCGGGCGCGGGGACCGGCTGGCGACTCGCGACTTCGGCGTCGAGCGCCTCGGTGATCCGGCCGATGTCGTACGGGACGTGCGCTTGGGCGCAGCGGTCCTTGACGCGATCGGACTGTTCGCCGATCCCGACATCCGGCCCCTCGTCCACAACCTCGCGGACGAACTGGCGCAGGAGGGTGTCGTCGTCGTCGTGGGCAAACGGCAACATGGCCCGTGGGCGGCGGACGCGGACGCGTGGCCGCTCTAGGCCGCGCTCGCGCCGCCAGATCACCTCGGCGATAAACAGCGCCTGATCGAGTTCAGGCCCAGTGTACGCCACCCGCAGGGCGGCGCAGCGGTCTTGGGTGAGGGCGGCGCGTTCCGAGGGGGGTTCGCTCGCATGGCTCCGACGCACGTCGCAGGCCACTTTCTGCACGAGCCGGGGATTCGGGTCGGGCAGTTGCAGCCGCGTCGTCGTCGGCCGCGCCGCGCAAGGCGCGATCTTACGGTTTTGATCTTGGGTTTTGATCTTAGGGGGGTATGGGGGGAGTTGAGGCGAAAGGCTAGGCGAAAAAGAAAGGCCGAGACGACGACGCTCGGCGAGGCCGATGCGATGGCAGCGAGCGCGGGGACTGGGGGCACGGCGTAGCCGACGGCGGGTCATCCCCGACTTCCAGCCGCCCAGGCGGGCGGCGGCACGGCGTTGCGCCGTGCGTTCCGAACTGACCGGACGAGCCTGTTCCACGCACACCTCCGTCGAGAGCGTCCCGGTGGGCTGCCTTTTGGGCGACAGCTACCGCCTGACACTGCCTATTGCGTTCTCGATGGGGGGTGATCTAGACTGGCCTCCAACCGCTGACCCGAAGGTCAAACCGGTCTTGATCGCCACTCCAAGCGCATCGAGAACGACTTACCGCCGACTGGCCTCCCAGCCAGTCGGCGGTTTCGTTTATGGGATCGGACGATAACCCTGATCGCCGCTCCCGTCAACGTGACAACTGAACTACTTCACTCCTCAAGTTGACTTCCCCTGGACTAAAGGCCTAGACCGATAGGCCTAAAGTCCCATCCACCACCCGCTGCAGCATGGCGGTGTGCCCCGCTTCCGCCTCCTCGTAGCTCGCGTACCGCTCGCACGCGAGTTCTTCCTTGTCGCGGAACGCCATCGTTTCGAACAGGATCGGCACGCTCCCCGGCGGGCCGTGACTGTGATCGAGGCCGAGGAAGACCGTGGACACCCAGACATCGCCGATCTGATCCGACGCGATGCGCCGGTTGTCGCCGACTTCGAACCACATCGCCCATTCCAAGACATTCGCGACCGGCACGGGCGTGCGCCCGTCGAGGATGTAGTGCAGGTTGAGGCTCCGCTTCACTCGTCCTCCGCTGCCTCCAGCAGCCGATCCGTCGCGGGCATCTTGCCGGTCGTGTAGGCCCGCTCGATGAGCGGCTGCACGTACGCCGCCACCGTCTGCTGGTTGGGCAGCACGATATGCGCGAGGAACTCCTCTTCGAACGTCGCGATGTTGGACTCGACCGCTTCCAACTTCGCCTTGATCACGAGCAGCAGCGCCCGCCACCGCTGCCGTTCCCCCTGCTCCACCGCGTTCTCGATGCCACCCGGTGTGCGGGTCCACCCGTGGCGATCCTCGCGGAAGGCTTTGTCCTCGGGATCGGGCAAGCCGAGTTCGAAGCGGATGATCCGGTTGTAGGCCTTGAACTGCACGATGGCGCGATGCGTCTCGTGATCGATCCCGGTGCTGAACTGCGAGCACTTGTGCTTACTGAGCAGTCGCTCGATCTCGGCGCGTGATTGCGCGACCGGCACTTTGGTGTTTGCGGCGTACGCCATGGCTACTCCCCCACCCAGTCCGCGAGCAGCTGCTGCACCAGGTCCGACAGATCCTGATCACGCTCCTCGTCCTCCAGTTTCCGCCGCGCCTGTCGGATCGTCTGCTTCTGCAGCACGACGGTGATCGGGCGGTAGCGCGGATCGCTGCTCTTGCTCCGGGGCCGCCCGCCCGCCTTCGGGCCTTCCTGCCCCGCTGGCGGGACAGTGGCGGGCGGCGTGATCGCCACCTCCACGCCGCCCTCGCGGCTCCGCGCGGTTTTCAAGAACTCAAACTTCCCGGCCATTAAAGATCTCCTTCCCGACGGATTGATAGGACGCCCAGACGCGATGCGCCCGCTCGGTGTGGATCCCATCGACGGTGACGCCCGCCGCCACCGCGTACTCCAAGGCTTTCAGCCGAGGGATCTCGGCGGCGAAGAGCGGGATCTGGTTCGACGTGAGCTCGGCACGCAGTTGCTTCCCTTCCGCTTCCGGCGGCGGCGGCACTTTCGTGATCAGCACCCGGTACTTCGTGCTGCCGATCTGGTGGAGCGCCTGCAGCGTGAGCAGTAAGCCCTCGGTGTCGAGGCTCGCCGGCACGGCGGGCACGACCAGCAGATCGCAACCGTCCGACAACGCTTTCAAGTCCATCTGGTTGGGCCGCTGGCCCGTGTCGATGACAATGTGCTCGTAGTTCCGCGCGAGCCGCGCCGCTTGGATCTCGTCGGCGACCTGGAACGCGAAGCCGGGGCCCCGTTTGCTCCACGACGTGGCGTTGCGGGTGTCGTCGCCATCGAGCAGTAGTGTAGGGGCAAACGTCTGAAAGTATGCCGCGAGATGGACGGCGGTCGTGGTCTTGCCGACGCCCCCCTTGTAACTGGCGACTGTAATGATCACGTTCTCTCCTTATGAAACCTCAGAACTGGGCACATTGGGAGGTATCGGCATTTTACAAGGACAGCATTAGGCACGGCCAGCAGTTTGACGTGCGACGTACGATGAGAGCGGGTCCACCCGCTCCGGGTGTTGGGATGAAGGGAGGTCGGCGCCCCGCGCCCTGACGCGGTGGCGCGACCGCCCACACCCGCTGGGAAACCGGAGCGGGCCCCCCCTTGCACGGCGCGGTAAGATCAGCGGACTCCGGTTGCACGACGAAACGGCCTAGGCGCTTCTGGTTGGAGGCGGCGTTTGGGTTGAAGGGAGAGTCTCCACCATGACGCTATCGGCCCTCATCTCGGTCGTCATCGTCCTCGTCATCCTCGGCCTCGCCCTGTATCTCATCGAAAATTACATCCCGCTGTCGCCGCCCTTCAAGGTCGTGATCCGGGTGGTGATTATTCTGGCCGTCGTGCTCTGGCTGCTCTCGGCGGCGGGCATTTGGAACGGCCCGGTCTTCCGCTGATGCTCGCCGCGCTCTTGCGTCTCGTCGGCGTCTGTTCCCACCGCGCGATGTACCGCGAGCACCGCGAGATCGAGGGACGTGTCGTCGCCTGCTACGTCTGCGACTGCGGGCACGTCCAGCCCATCGTGCAGCGCACCCCTGATGAACACCTGAAAGCCTTTCCGGCGCGGGCGAGGCGGGTCTGAATGTGGCTCTACGTGCCCTGCGTGGACTGGCCCTCTGCTGCGGCGTTGGCGGCTTGGAACTGGGCCTTGAGCTCGCCCTCGGATCCCGCTACCACACCGTCGGTTACGTGGAGAGGGAAGCCTATGCCGCCGCGCGCCTGGTGTCGCGCATGGAACAAGGGCTCGTGGATCCGGCGCCTGTCTGGGACGACGTTGCCACCTTCGATGGCCGACGCTGGCGTGGACAAGTGGATCTCGTCTCGGCCGGGTTCCCCTGCCAGCCATGGAGTGTCGCCGGCACCCGCGACGGCACCGACGACGACCGCTGGATCTGGCCGGATCTTGCCCGAGTGCTTGGGGAGGTACGACCGAGGTTCGCGTTCTTGGAGAACGTCCCACCTCTCGTTGCTCGGGGAGGCCTCGCCCTTGTCCTCGGAGACCTGGCCGAGCTCGGGTTCGATGCGGAATGGCTCACTCTCCGAGCGGCCGACGTGGGTGCCAGCCATCAACGAGATCGCCTCTTCGTGCTGGCCTACTGCGGTCGTGACCGATGGGAAGAGTGCGGGGCGGCACTCGACTTCGACGGGGGTGATGCATCCGGGGACGAGTTTGACGGATCGGATCCGCCAGTGGCGGACGCCCGATTCGCCGGATGCTGGCAGGGGAGTGCGGAATCGCCAGGTGTCGCGTGGGCACGGGCATCAGGTGACGATTGCCGAGCAAGCCGAGCACTGGGCGACACCGAACGTGCCGAATGGCGGGAGGACGACGAACACGTCGAACTACCGCGAGGACGGATCGAAGCAGCAGCTGATGCTCGAGGCGCAGGCGGCGCACTGGCAGACACCGGGCACCGATTCATTCCGCAGCCGCTCTGGGGATCGCAAGTCCGAGGAGGGCCTCGATCAGCAGGCGCGGCACTGGCCGACGCCAGCGGCCCGCGACTACAAGGGCGAGAACTCGGACGCGCATCTGGAAGTGAGCACGGGTTCGAAGCACTTGGATCAGTTGCCGAACTTTGTCGCGCATCTCTGGCCGACGCCCACGGCCGAGCCGTATGGATCGAGCCAGAACGGGATCAACGGGATCGGCGGCGCGAACGAGCGCCCGAGTGCGAATACCCCGAGTCTCGAGCGGCTCTCCCGGTCTTTCCTCCCGGCCCTGATGCACGAGACGAATGGCGACGACTCCTCCTCGAGCACCCCGACGTTGCACCAGCCCTCGTTCTGGGCAACCAGCGTGAGTGTGGGAGTGCCGTCTCCACCCCCCACGACTGGCAAAGCGAAGTTGAACCCGCAGTTCGTGGAATGGCTGATGGGCCTGCCGCTCGGGTACACGGATCTCATCGTGTCGATCGACTGCGGGCGTGCGGCAATGCGGTCGTACCGCTTCAAGCAGCGGCAGCGTTTATCGTCCTGGCTCGCCGCATGGCGCTTTTCGACTGAACGGTTGTTCCCATGAGCTACGTCCGCTGCGATGTCGCGTCCTCGGGGCCCTACGAGTACCGCTTCACGGGCCAGTGGTTCCCGCGTTGCGACGTGAACCCGACTGGCGCGTGGGTGGCGGCCGACTGCGATGAGAGCGGAGCCAACGTCTACGTGAAGACCTCGGCGGGCGAGCGGCACGAGCTCGGGCCGCGCCATCCCGACAATCCGATCTGCGTCCGCTGGATCCCCGGCCGTAGCGTGTTCAAGGTGGCGTGGGTGGACGCGCAGGCCGTGGGCCGGTCGGTGGACATCGACGGCCATGGCTTTCGGATCCCCGGTAGCGACGGCACCTTCGATGCGGCCGGCGCGGGTTCGCAAGGCATCCGCGACATGGACGAGCAGGGCACGATCTTTTTCAAAGACGCGACCGATGCGATCACGGTCGATGGGCTCGTGCTGCTGCATTGGCGACAACGCGACGACTTCATCGTCGGCGTCCTGCAGCACACCTGGTTGGGCGTCAGCGTCTACGACACGTTCCACCACAGTTGGTACCGCGCGTTTCCCTACGACGTGCAGTTGCTGCCGGGGATCGCGGAAAACGGCACCGTGGCGGTGACCGGCGAGGGCGGCGGCTTCATCGAGCCGACGTTGTGGGTGAAGGCCCCGTTCGATCCGCACGCCGTGATCGAGCCGCCCGATCCACCAGACCCGCCAGATCCACCGGACCCGCCCGATCCACCAGACCCGCCCGATCCACCCGATCCGCCGGATCCCCCGGATCCGCCCGATCCGCCTGATCCCCCGGAGGAGCTCATGAACCGCAACGTGGTGTACGTAGACAACTGCTGGCACGAAGTCGAAGAAGTTCCGCACCAAGACGCGGGCCCCGAGCATGGGCCGGTCGTCGGCGTGGTGCGGGTGAAGGACAGCCAGATCCTGAAGGTCCGCAGCGACGGGCGCGTGGAGTTCGAAGCGGGCAGTCCCGGCGCGGACGAACGCTGCATCCCCGTTCCAGGCGGCTACGTGGCCCTCAGAGACAAGACCGTCGTCGTCCGAAGGGCAGGGCCATGGACCGTCTAGACGACCGCCTCGGGCGCCCAGACGGCCTCGGATGGTGGCTCCAGAGCCAGGGCGGCAGCGGCCTGGTCGTGATCCCGCCGCCGAAAGTCGTGCCGCTGCGCCGGGACGGCGTGAAACTCGTGCGGCCCGACGGGAGCCTCTGGAAGTACCGCTTCGTCACCGGGTTTCGCGGGCCCGAACTGTACAAACTGGGCGAGAAGAACTGGCTCGAGGAGTTCTACGGCGACGTGATCGCGCACGCGGGCAACGGGCTGCGCGTGTTTGCAATGTGGAACAACACCAAGTATTGGCCGCACAGCTGCCCCGACTACTACGACAAACTCTGGGACTTCTGCGACCACGCCGAGCGCTTCGGGCTCTACGTGCATCTGACGGCGTTCTGCGACCAAGTGGACAACAGCGACGTGCGCCTCACGCCCGCCGATCAGGACGAGCACATGGAGCAGTGCATCGCGATTGCCCGCGAACGCGAGAACGTGCTGCTGGAGATCGAGAACGAGACGTTCAAAAACGGCGGGAATGCGTGGGCGTCTCGGTTTCCGAGCGACATGTTCGAAGGCACGCTCGCGATGCGCTCGACGTGGGAAGACGGCGAGGATCCGTCGCTCGGCGGCTGGCTCAGTCTCTCGACAAAGCATCTGGATCGCAAAGTCGAATGGACGCGCGGCGGCAAAGTGCTGCATGAAGTCCAGTACGAAGGGCTCGGCGCGTATCCGCCAGGCCGCGTGCCGGCGCTCAGTGGCGAACCCGATCGGATCGGGAACGGACAGATCGGCGTCACCACGCCCCGTCAGCACGCGGACAACGCCGCCGTGACCGAATTGATGGGCTTGGGTGGCTGTTTGCACGGCGGCTACAGTTCGTTCGACGCCGATCACGACTCCGACTTGCAGAACTGCCGCTTCACGGGATCGCCGAATGCGCTGGCGTGCGCGTGGGCCATCGCGGACGTATGGAAGTCGGACATCTTCGACGTGCGCGTCGGCACGACGGAACACTTGGTGCGCGGCACCGAGAACAACGACGGCGACTGCCCGACGGTCCACTGGGATCGCTACAACGAAGACGCGCCGAACAATCATCCGACCGATGGTTTGTGTCGGACCTATTACAAGTTTCTCGACGGCAAGGCCTATGGCTTAGGCGTGGATCCGGCGCCGCAGTGGCCGGGGTATGAAACGCGCAACGGGTGGCGCATCGTCGCGCAGGGCGGCTACACGGGCGACGGGCACGGCGGGAACATGTTGCGGTTGGAACGGTGAAGACGCGTGTCCTCGTGGTTGCGCTCTTGCTCGGGAGCGGGTGTGCAGCCCATACGTTGTGGCTGCGAGGGATTCCGCCCGTGCTTGAGATCTATTCGACGGCCCAAGTGAGAATCTACCGCTTGGGATTGAATTGTCGGCTGGAGATCGTCACGGCGACTAACACGGTGCTGACGCTGCCCACGCGGTGTTTGACCATCCCGCACGTACAGAAGTGAGGGGCCCATGCCGGATCCCCAGCAAGAGGCGGCGCGGCGTCAGGCGATCCTCGAGCAGCTGCTCGCGCACGGCACGCTCCCGCAGCAACCCGTAGCTTCGCACGCGCAGTCGCCGCCCTCTGGGCCGATGGGGCCGACACGGATCGGTCCCGGCAAGGCGAACCCGGAAACAAAACTCGGCCTCCTGACGACGCCTGTAACCGGTCAGATGACCGACGAGGAGGCGCTCGAGGCTGTCAACCAAGCCGGGAAGATCCCGCCCACGCCAGAGAACACGCCGTTTCAACCGCTGGCGCTTCGCCTGCCGCCCGATGCGGCGGGGTCATTGATCCTGAAACTGCGTGAGGCGATCCGCAAGGCCGGATGGGAACGCTACGACGCGCGACACGCCGCTGGTCTTCCTCGACAAGGCCCTGGAGACATCTCTCAAGCGTTCGACCGGCTGCAAGTGCGGCATTCCGGGTGGCACCCGTCGATCGTCCAGCAACGGGAAGCCACCGATGAGTATGCCAACTTCCTCAAGTTGCCAGAGATTGCCGACACGGTGCAGGGAGTCGTCCGATCAGAAGTTGGCGACGAGCCGCTGAAACTCTGGCGCGGGACAGAAACGCCATTCATGCACGAGTGGGAAACGGGTGGGGCGCGAAGTTTTTCGGCGAATCCACGGATCGCGAAAAACTTTCAGGGAAACAGGGGAGAGATCGTACGGACGGAGGCCGCGCCGCCTGCGATTCTCGGACCTGGCTCACTCAATGAAGCGGAATTATTGGTCGATCTAGAGCGGTTGCCGCAAGAAGGCACGCGCGTGATCCGCTCTGGCTTCAAGCCCAGACCGAATATGGACATGGCGACGGATATGTGGGCCGACCCGTCGAAACGGAAAGCGTGGGCGGTCTACGAGAAAGACACGGGCCGCCAACTCGCGCAATTTTCAAACCAAGAGAATGCGAACGACTACTTCGAAGCGCTCCTGCAGGCTGACCCGACCGCTTGGAAACGCTTCGAATACGACTATGTGAGCCTGCCGCCGCTTGATGAAGTGTTGCGAGTGAACCAGCCGCGCCCGACCGGCCCCGTGCAGTTGCCAACCTTCGGCAGGCCACCCCTGCGGTTGCCAAACGTCGGCAAGCCGTTGCAGGTAGGGCCGTGGCCCGCCAATCGACACGCTACGCCCAAGCCGCTCATGGAAATGCTCGCGGAATCGTTCAAGAAGTGATGGAGCCGGTGTGGTGGCACAAGCGATGAAACGCTTTCTGAGTCTCGGCGCAGGCGTGCAGAGCACGACGGTGGCGCTCCTGGCGACGGTGGGGGAGATCCCGACGTTCGACTGCGCGATCTTTGCCGACACCCAGTCGGAACCAGCTGCCGTCTATCGGCACTTGGAGTGGCTCACGAGCGTCGTGAACTTCCCGGTGCAGATCGTGACGGCTGGTTCGCTCAAGCAGGAGATCTACGACGCAATTGACGGGAAGAAAGGTGCGTGGGGACGCCCGCCGTTCTATCTGACGAACCCAGATGGATCGAAGGGCATGACGAATCGGCAATGTACGTGGGACTTCAAACTCAAACCGATCTACCGCGAGCTACGAGCGCAACTGGGGATCGCACGCGGCAGTCAGGGACCACGCGAGGTCGTGGTGGAACAGAACTTGGGCATCTCGCTCGATGAAGCGCACCGGATGCGAGACGCGCAGTTCCGTTGGGTGAAGCATGTGTACCCGCTCATCGAGATGAAGATGTCACGCGTAGAGTGTTTGGCGTGGCTCGAGCGGCGCGGCTTTCCTCGGCCGCCCAAGTCCTCCTGCACGTTCTGTCCGTACCACTCCGACGCGCAGTGGCTCGACCTGAAGAAGAACCACCCGGAGGCGTGGCACGAGGCAGTTGACCTCGATGATCGGATCCGCGCAGGCGTCAAAGGGGTAAAGGGCACGCCGTTCCTGCATCAGACGCTGATTCCGCTGCGTGACGTGACCTTCGGCCACGAGAACCAGATCGACCTCTTCGGCAACGAATGCGGCGGGGTCTGCGGTGTGTGATGGAGCCGGTGTGGTGGCTCACGAAAGACGGCGACCGTGAGTGTCTCGCCCTCTACGAGCGTCACTATTCCGCGTGGCATCCCCGCGACGGACGCCAGCGCAAACTGTTCGTCGGTCCCGGTGAAAAACTCGTCCTCCGCACCGAACCCGGAGACGCCGTCTTTGTTTGGCGGAAGTTCATCGATGACAGCGGGCAGGAAGGTGTCAACTGCGCCTTGTTCCGCAACGAGGGGCCGCATCGTAGCTCGGATCTCATTCGCCAAGCGGATGCGATTGCTGATTGCCTCTGGCCTGATTGCAGGCATTACACCTCGGTCAACACGAAACGGATCCGGTCAACGAATCCTGGGTGCTGTTTTCTCAAAGCCGGGTGGCGACGATGC